TGACTTTGACACGATCATGCCAGGCTCATTCAAGGGCTTGATGATTCTAGATCGATGGTCTGGCGTCTATCCTAATTCCGAGCTGGTTGACGATATTGATGATCCCGAGTTTGGTCTGCCAAGATCCTATCAGGTGACGTTGGATGGGGGCAAGACGCTGAACGTACATCATAGCCGAATAGTTCGATTCCCTGGGCGCGAGCTGCCGTATTGGGAAAAGATAGCTGAGATGTACTGGGGCGCTTCGGAAGTCGAGGTTATATTCGACGAACTGAAAAAGCGAGATAACACCAGTTGGAACATCGCGCAGCTCATCTTTCTTGCTAATCTGAGGGTACAGAAAACCGCGGATTGGGGTGAGATGTTAGCGGTCGGCGACGCCCAGGTACAGGCAGATATTTATAACACGCTTCAAGCTCAGAACTGGCTTATGTCCAATATGGGCATGCATGTTATAGGTAAAGACGACGAGTTTCAGACCCATCAATATTCCTTTGCTGGACTAAACGACATCTATGAGAGCTTTATGTTGGACATGGCCGGTGCGTCTCAAATCCCTGTGACGAAGCTGTTCGGACGATCTCCTGCCGGAATGAACGCCACAGGCGAGAGCGACATGCAGAACTATTACGAAGTTGTGCAGCAGCAGCAAGAATCGACGCTCGCGCCTGTGCTCGATAAACTATTGCCGGTTATGTGCATGAGTGAATTCGGAGCTATACCGGACGATCTGGATTACAAGTTCGACCCGATCCGGACGCCGAATGATAAGGAGATAGCGGAGCTGGTTGATAAGAAAACCACGTCGATCATCAACGTCTATCAGGCCGGCATCATTTCACAAAAGACGTCCTTAAAAGAGCTCAAGCAGATGAGTGAAACAACAGGCATGTTTACGAATATTTCGGACGAGGACATCGAAAATGCAGATGACAGCACGCATCAAGGTGAAATGCTGCCCGGAGGTGACTTAAGCTATGGTGGATCTATGGGCGCCAAAGCGCCGGATAGAGCAGATGTACCGGAGGGCTCTCCTGGCGGCGATGAAAAGCCTTCGAGCATCTTTGAGCGAATCCGACGATCCCTCGGAAATCGTTAGCATACTGAGGGAGTTTGCGGAAAGCCGTGATTTTGCCTTATATGCGCAAGCAGAGGCGACGAAGATCGTCACCCACCTGTTTACCGATGCCGGACGAACATGGCGCCAAGCTGCGAAAGTGAACAGCCAAGGGCGAATGTTGTATGAAGCATTGCAAAAGGAGCTCAAAGGACCGCTCGGTGCAGCCATGCGATATGAAATTGAGCGTAACGCCAATATCATCCGGTCGCTGCCACTGGACGTCTCCAAACGAGTTACGGAGCACATCATGAGCCAATCTTTGAGTGGCATACGAGCAAGCGACATCGCTCGGCAGATACTCGATTACTTTCCAGAAGCTTCGAAATCCCGAGCAGACTTGATAGCCCGAACAGAAACGAGTAAGACCGCAACGGCGCTCACGAAAACTCGAAGCGAGCTGCTCGGAATCGATTGGTATGTTTGGCGAACATCCGAAGATAGTCGCGTGCGCGGCTCTCACAAGATCATGGATGGCGTCCTGGTAAAGTGGAGTGGTCCGCCAAGCCCGGAACAGCTGGACGGCGAGAAGAAATCGTTCGGTCATTACCATGCCGGGGATATATTCAATTGTCGATGCTATCCTGAGCCGGTGATTGATCTGGATCTGATCACATGGCCGGCAAAAGTGTATTACGGCGGCAGCATACAACGTATGTCACGTAAGCAGTTCGAAAGGATCGTGTGAGGCGACAGGGAGGGAACACAAGTGGAAATCCTTCAGCAACTAGAACACGCTGGTTTGGAATACGCGAACCTGTATCTACTCATCGGCGGCGTCATCGCGCTATCGCTGCATTCGGCGAATCCACGGCTTGACGACAAGCGCAGTACAATACCGCTGATCATTCTAACGTGGCCGCTAACGCTGGCCGTTATCCTCATATCGAAATGGATTCACAGAGAGGAGTGATGCCGTATTAATCGACGTGTCTTGAACAATACCAATATGCTGACGCTAAGCTGGTGCGCTGTGGCAATGGTCGTATTCGGCTCTTGGTTTCCACCAGTTGTGGAAGCACCACCATCGCCAAGAATTAAATTGGAGCAAGCGATAGGGAGCCCTGCGTAATAGGCTTCTTTTTTTTATCGCCGGAAAGGGGGTGAGAACAGAATGAGAGCATATTACGGTTCGCGTTTTAGCCCCAACATGACCGAAACGCCAGAAGGTTTCCTGATCTGCCATAACGTCCCGATAGCTCGGACAGGTTGGTATGAATACCTTGGCGAGGAAATCGGCGTCGAGGATCAAACAGGAAAGATCGTGCAAGTATACCGGAGCCCCGAGGAAGTATTCAGCCCGGGAGCCATGGCGAGCTTCGAGGGAAAGGTTTTAACGGACGATCATCCGCCGGAAGCGGTAACGCCGGATAATGCAACGCGCTACACAAAAGGCGTCGTTCAGAATGTCCGGCAGGGCTCAGCGGGAGACAGCGACCTTTTACTTGCTGATTTAGTGGTCTATGACCAAAACCTTATCAACGAGATCCAGGAGGGCAAACGCGAGGTTTCCTGCGGATACGATTGCTTGTATGAGCCATTTGATAGTGATGGACCTGATCAATTGTCATACCGACAGAAGCAAATTTGCGGTAATCATGTCGCCGTTGTGAAGAGCGGCAGAGCTGGTGACCGCGTTGCGATAAAAGATTCCAAAACAAAACCGAAAGGGGTATTAAGCATGCCAAGTTTTAAGAAGAAAAACAACAAACCAAACATGACATCGTGGTTGGTCGCACTCGGCTTGAAGAAAATGGCGACCGACGCAGAGCCGGAAGAAATCATGGACGCAATTAACGCCATGAACGACGAAGCAGGTAGCGAGGAGGAGGCCAAGGATGAAGATCCGGCTATCCAAGCACTCAATGCGAAGATCGATCAACTTGCTGCTGCTTTTGCTAAGTTTGCACAAGGCGCAACAGGTCAGGAAACGGCCGACCCAATCGACGCCGCTATTGCTGAGTTAGAGCAGCCTAGCGCCGACAACGAAGAGGAAAGCCATACCATCCCGGCTGAGCAAATGGATGAAGAAGGACCGGTTTCCAGTCCCGAGGATCGCCCACAAAGCCCGTTAACTGGAGACAACGCGTATAAAATCGCTGCACTCAAAGCGATGAAGCCGATCTTGGCGCAAATCAAGGACCCGGCACAACGCAAACTTGCTGCCGACGCCGCAATCGCCAGCATCAAAGGAAAGCCGGCGAAGAACACCTATGCCGCTATCAAGCCGCAGAAGCCAGCTAATGACAACAAGACTACATCGGCAGTTGATCCTTCGCAGCTTGGTAAGGACATTCGCAATAAACACAATCCACATTACAAGGATCGCGCTTAAGAGCGCCAGAAAGGACGGTATAAACTATGCCAGGTAGCGTAATCGGTAAAGCACTTAATTTCGGGTATGCGGGTAACGTTTCGCGTAGCCATGACGCAATTATTACAAATCGAATTGTAAAGCCTTCGGACTCTGTCAGCATTAACTTCGGTGATGCGGTCGTTCTGAACGGCGATAATACCTTCTCCAAATTTGGAGCAGCAGGCACAGCGGCAGCATTCGCCGGTATCGCAGTCCGAGAAGTCAAGCAAAGCACCGTATTCGGCAGCAATGTCGGCGGCTCGTATGCTCCTGCTGAGCCGTGTGACGTCCTTGTACGTGGTACAGCGACTGTTGTCTGTAACGTTGGTACACCGACGGCCGGTGGCGACGTACACGTACGTATCGCAGCGAATGGAGCAATCCCTGCCGGTGTAATTGGCGGGTTCGAAGCAGCAGCAGACGGTGCAAATACGATCAAGCTAACAGGCGCCAAATGGACGACTGGTAAGCTTGACGCGAACCGCGTTGCAGAAGTCACTCTCACTCAGCGGAACAATCCGTAATAAAGGAGGATAACACACGATGACAGCAAAAGCACCAAAAGTATTTTCGGTTGATGGACTCGGCGCTCCAAGCCGGTTTATGAATGATGCGGCCATTGGATCCGGCATGGCCTTCCTGAATGCAGAGCTGGAGAAACGAGATGCGCGTTTGCACGAGCCTCTTACCAGCGTAACATGGCAACGTGATATTGTTGCTAGTACTGGCGGCGGATGGGTCGAATTTACGTCTAATATGTTCGTTGAATACGCCACTACTGGCGGCAATGAAAATGGAATCATTGGCGGCGAGACGAACGACATTCCGATCATCCAGGCTAATGTTAGCAAAGACTTCGGCAAGGTATTCACATTTTCGAATATTCTAAAGGTTCATTTTGTCGATCAACAAAAGCTCCAGAATATTGGCCGTAACCTTGACGAAATTCTCGACAAAGGGATCCGGCTGAACTACAACAAATCGATCGATAATCTCACCTATACCGGTTTACCGAACATGAACATCTATGGTCTGGTGAACAATCCAGCCCTGGTTGCTTCTGCGGCACCAAACGGCGCAGGTGGCACTGCAACGTGGAAGACCAAAACGCCAGACGAGATTTTGGCTGACGTAAATAATATCATCACAGCAACGTGGGCAGCTTCCGAGTACGATCTGTCCGGTATGGCAAACCATATCCTGATTCCTCCGGATCAATATACGTACCTCGTTTCCACGAAGGTAAGTAACGCTGCCGACAAATCGATTCTGCAATACCTGCTTGACAACAACATCGGTAAAAACCAAGGTGTTGATTTGGTAATTGTCCCATCTCGTTGGTGTGTAGGTGCTGGTACTGGCGGCAAGGATCGTATGGTGGCTTACGTTAACGATGAAGACCGCGTGATCATCGATCTACCAGTACCGCTGTCTCGTATCATGACACAGCCGAATGTTACCGAAATGGCATACCTAACGGCGTATGCTGCTCAACTAGGACAAGTTAAGTTCCTGTACACGCAATGTGCGCGTTACATGGACGGAATTTAAGGGAGGAATAACGATGCGTATTTTCTCGAAAAAAACATTTCAATTTGACCACCCGGCGGGCCAAGAGCCTGCCGTTGTTGTTCAGGCCTTGGCGTTTGCTGATGTACCGGATTGGGTGGCCGAGTCTGCTATGTTCCAACTTGCTGATCAAGCCGGCGAGATCGAAGTAACTAACGGCAAAGCTGACGAGAGCAATGCCGAAAGGGGCGGCAGAGGTAGCAAAAAGCCTCCTGCAGATCCAGAACAATAAAGAAGGTGAGCGAACATGTCGATCGCCAATGATGGCGGCCTGAGCGCTATCGGAATCATCGGGGGAGCTTCCAACATTCGAACTGGGAGCAACCCTCCTTTTTCTTACGATGAGTTTGTTGCTGTGTACCCGC